ATCTGTTATTCTAAGACCAGTTGCTGCTTCAATTCTTTTCTTAGTCGCTGCTGTTTTGGCATCAATTTCTGCTTTCTTTTTGGCTGCTGCTGCTGCAATTGCTTCTGCCTTTAATCTTGCTGCTTCATCTTTTTTCCTTTGGGCTTCTAGCGCTGCTGCATTCTTTTTTGATTGTAGTGCTGCTGCTTGTTGTGCTTGTGATGCTCTTGCTGCATGTTCTGTTGCTCTTATCGAACTTGCGGTATTTTTATCTTGAGATTTTGTAAGTGCATCATAAGTGCTTTTGGTAACATATAAAATTCCACCAACGCTGGCAAGGGCTGCTGCTGCAGCAAGAACGCTCGTTCCTCCAGTTGCAAAGGCTGTGGCTATAGCAGCAGCACCTGCTGCAATACCTTGTGCTCTAAAAGCAGCAGTAATAAGGCCAATTGCTCCTGCAACATATCTAGCCTTATCAATTATAAAGGTCATGGATCTAGTAAGTGAAAACATTCCTTTAATAGCAGTCATGCTGCCTCTTGTAAGACTAATAGCCATTTTGATAGATTTTAATGTTTTCAAAATTGCAAGAGCCGATGATACAAGTAAAAGTGTTCTTGCTAGAGAAACTAGGGTTGCTAGTGTTCCAAGTATGTAAGTAATTGCAGTTCTATATTCAATAAGAAAACTTGCAATACCAGATCCTGATTTAACAAGTCCTACTATTGCCTTTGAAAGATTTACTATATTTTTTGTTATTTCTTCCTGATTTAATTTTACAAATTCTTCAAATGTAGGTATAAGATCTGTAATTGTTTTGCAAGTTTTTTTGCTGACCCCTCATATGTAGCACCTAATAGACTAAATACATCTTCTGCTTTTGTAGTCTTTTTAATAACACCAGATAGTTCTGGAGATAATCTTTTTAGAGCAGTTGTATTCCCTTGCTGTGCACGAACCATCGCTACAGTAACAGTTCTTAAATCTTTTCCTGTTGCTGCTGCAACATCAAGTGCAATGCTTTGTAATCTTTGTGCTTCAGTTACATCACCTGTTGCTACAACTAAACTTTGTAAACTTGATCTTAATTCTGTATCTTGAACATTCGTAAGCATTTGTTGCTTAGATATATAATCTTCTACTGCTCTAATTGCCTCATCTGTTGCACCAGTTGTTGTTCTTAAAGCATTAGAAAGAGTTAATTGAGATTTGCTATCTTCTATGGCTGCTTTTACAGCCTGACTACCAATTTTTACACTTAGAGCAACAGTTGCTGCTGCTGCAAGACCAAAAGCCTTAGTAGCCTTTTTACCAAAAGCATCAATTTGTCTACCAAGTTTTTGAATATCTTTTTGTGCTGCCTTAGAGCCTTTGTCTGAATATTGAGTAAGGATTCTGGCTACTATTGCTCCTGCTGCCATATCAGACACGCTCCTTTTCTAAATTCTTTTGTAATTTTGATTTAACATCATCAAACGCTCTTAATACATTTTCAATAATTTTTGCTCTCTGTTTATCAACTGCATGCCAAACTAATCTTGACGGCATAAATGGACTATCTTTACTACTTAGGTTAGATATAAATCCGTTTTTACCACCAGATTTCTTTTTTCTTCCAGTAACTTCATAAATTACACCTGCTGCTGACTTATTTTTTATTGCTCCCATAGAAGTTGTATAGTCTTTTCTGACTTTACCCTGTGCTTTTGTTACACTAATTCCAGATTTAATTACACTCTGATCCCATGCAGGCCATCCAGCACCACCACGAGAACGAGGGTTAGCAGCAGGCTGAGTACTCCACCCACTTAGTGGTGGCTTATCACTAACAAGTGACTGTGCTTCTTTTTTAACAGAACTTAATTCATTATTAAGAACTTTATTAAAATTACACAATTGCTTCAAGTACACCATCAGGTGCATCTATCAATGCAATTGGTGATATTCCTGTCTCCACAGAAATCATTGCTACCGTATAGGTTAGGCTATCTCTGTGGATTCTAAATTTGGGTCTACTACCAACTCCACACTATCTAGAGTGTCAAGAAAGCCATCTCCCCAAGGTTTTACAACTTTGCCACTATCTTTCATGGCATTCCAGGCTAAGAAATAGATATGTTCTAGTTTTTGATCTTCGCCAAGAAGTTTTGCAAATCCTTTGTTGAATTTTTGTTCAAATGCAACTAAGGCTCGTGGTCTTAGAGGATATGTACCCTCATTACCATCACTAGTCTTTACCTTTATTTGTAGTCCATCCATTTTATTCCCCCTTTGTTATGGTGTCGTGTCTTTAGTTATTTCGCCAAATATTGGCCATTGCACCTGAGTTGTGGCTAATTCGCCAACAGCGCCAGATAGTGGAGACCACTGACTGACAATTACTTCAAATTGGTACTCAGGATTTGTTGTTGATATTGCAGCATCTCTTGGTCGTACAGTACATGCAATCTTTAGCCCTCTATTAGGATAAATAACTGCATCTACACCACCATTAAGAGCAATGTCAAAGTCTTGTTGAAATTCAAAAGTTACAGTATTTTCCTCAAGACCTGCAACCATTTTTTTTGCAATATCTCCAATTTGTGTAACCTCAACCAAATCATAATTAGTGTTTATACTTAATGAAGTAATGTGATCTGAAAGATTTACACCATCAAGTGTTACTCTTGGATTAGTTAAGACTACTTTTGCCATGATTAAGGAGTTGTATCCTTAACGATTGCTCCTGTGATTGGCCATGTAACTGAAGCAGTTGCCAATTCGCCTACTGCACCATTTACTGGAGTCCACTCGGAAATCAAGGCAGAAAATACGTACTGAGGTGCGTCAACAGAGATTGCAGCATTTGTAGGCTGAACCTTGATTGTTGCTACTGTTCCTAGTAGTGGATAAATTGTTGCTTCTACTTCGCCTGCTGCAAAATCTTGATGAAAGTCAAGTGTTACTGAGTTATCAACAAGTCCTGCTTGACGTGTACGTGCTGCTGCTGGTACGTTTCCTCCACCAAATGCGGTAGTTTCAACTGCATCCCATGTTGAGGAAAGTGAGATTGATGAAATGTGATCGCTAAGGTTTACTCCTGCGATTTCAACATCAACGTTTGTTAATACGATTCTTGCCATTGTTATTTATCTCCAATTTCTTGTGAATTAAAAACAGGTGTTTCAAATACCTGTGGTACATCTTTTACTTCTGGTGTTTCTTTTACTTCTTGTACTGCTTTTGGTGCATTTCCTAACTTTGTGATATGCCCAGATGCTAAAAGATGCTCTACGCTTCCTCCTGCACTAAGTATATCATCTTCGGTAAGTTTTTCACCATTAACCTTACCGCAAACTTTTTTACTTGAGGTAACCTTGTAATTCATTATTTCTCCTTAGCCATAAATTGTGATGTTGTAACGATAAGATAAAAATGATGTATCTCCAGATGTATAAGTACCACTATCAGCGCTTATAACTCTAAGTGTATCAACAAGTCCACCTAGTGTTCTATCTGATTCAATAGCAGTTTTAACTGATCCAGAACCACTTCCTGCTAAGAACAAATCAAGTTTATCTTGACCCGCTCTTTCAGAAATTCTTTGTACGATTACAAACACGTCAACAGATGCTTGATCTAATCCACGAGCATTATCAACATCAAAAATAAAGTCTAACTGTCCTACTATTGCACATGGAGGAACTACTATATCTGGAATTTGATCATAGACTCTAAGCCCTGTGATTGTTTGTAGATTATCTTTTAGTGCATCTCTTACGCCACTAACATTAGTTATAGCCATTAGTATGCCAACCCAAAATTTCTACGGAATGTTTTTAGAAGCATCTCAACATCTGGATCTAGACGAGAATTCAAACGAACTGTTCCTAGTTCTACAGATCCCGCAATACCAAACGGAGATTGCTTTCTAATAAATAATCTTGATGCCTGAATTTTACAGGCTAATTCTACTTCATAAGGTACTGAAGACCATCCCCAAACTCCAGTAATTTTTACTGTCTGTGGAAAGAAGTAAGGAAAGACATAAGTTTGAATTGCTAATAGTCTAGTAACAGGCTTTCCTGTCTCTGGATTATTAACAGGTTCATACATAACGTCTGTATCTAAATCCCATATTTGAGTAAATGGTCCAGACTGATTGGCTCTTGATGCTATTTCTGTTGGTTGAATAAGATCATCAATCTCTAAATACCAAGGATTTACAGGTGTAAAGTATTTAGTTACAGGTGCTGCCAATGTTCCTTCTTGATAAAAAGATCTCTGGCAATAATCATCAATCATACGGCTTGCAGCAAAAATGGCTGCTTGAATATCAGTATCATCGTTACTGTCTTCAATTTGTAGTCCATTTCTTACATCTGCCAAAGTCGTGTAGACATTAGTAGGCTGTGAACTCTGTGCAAGCGTAGGTTTGCTCATTTGCTCCTCTTCTCCAATTTAGGCAACATTGCTTTTTCTGTTTTAGGCGAAGCAGTTGCTGCCTCTTTCTTAATTCTAAAAATTTTTTTAATTTTATTCATATTTTCCTTTTGTAGTAAAGACAGGTGAATCTGACAATGGGGGCAACCAACAAATCCACCTGTCACCTAGGATATCTCCTAAGTACCCCAGTAAGGCTAAGCGAACCTAGCCCTACTGAGAATACTTTTTAGATTAGAATGTTGGTGTTACAAGACCAGTTCCAGAAATTCTGGATACTGCTCCTGGATAACGACCAGCAGTGAACGCTGAGTATCCATAAACTACAGACTTGATTGTGAGCGAACCTGCACCAGTTGCATCAAAGTTCAATGCGAATGGTGAGCCTGCTTGCTCCCAGAGATGTAGTTCGTTTGCGTTTACGCAATAGATCTCATCTTGATCTCCAGCAATTGTTGTGCGGATATTTGCATCTGCGAT